GAAATAGAGGAATTCATTTTTGGGAAATAGCTCAAACTAATATTGACTTAGTAGAAGGCACTACTGAATATTCTTTTTACAGAGATAGTGCAGATGGCACAAGTTCCACTACAGCACCATCAAATGGCATCTATGGGATAGCTGATATTATGACAGCTTCTTACAGAACAAATTATGGTACTACTTCTCAAACAGATTTACCTCTAACTAAAATTAGCCGTGATACATATTCGGCACTTTCAAATAAATTAACTAAAAGTACACCCAGTCAATTCTGGGTTCAAAGATTCGTGGACCGTACTACAATTACAATTTATCCAACTGCCAATGCGACAGCAGCCAGTAACTATATTAGTATGTATTATGTAGCACGAGTTCAAGATGTTGGAGCTTATACCAATGCAGTAGATGCTCCTTATAGATTTATACCTTGTATGGTAGCTGGATTATCATTTTATTTATCTCAAAAATTTGCACCACAAAGAACACAGGAAATGAAATTATTATATGAAGATGAATTAGGAAGAGCTTTAGCGGAGGATGGATCAGCGGCGAGTACGTATATTACACCGAAAACTTATTATCCAAATATATAATGACATTATTAACTAAAGGAATGGGAGTTGTTAAAAAAATAATGGCTAAAACTCCGGCTGGAAGAAAAGATCAAGTATTAGATACTATAAGAAAAAGCAGAAATAAAAGGCTTCCAAAAAAACTTAGAAATAAAAAAGTAAAAATAGAAGGCAAAGAATATAAGAGTGATCAACATGTTATGGATCCAGATACTCATGCTAATGTTTCTTCCGCACCAGATAAGGAAGTGAAAGCATGGTTAAAACATAAAGGGTTTAAAGAATAATGGGACAATTTTCAAAAGGTAGATATTCATTAATGATCTCTGATAGATCAGGTGCGGCATTTCCGTATAGAGAAATGGTTCAAGAATGGAATGGTGCGTGGGTACATAATTCTGAATATGAACCTAAGCAACCACAAATAGATCCAAGACCACATGGTGCGGATCCTCAAGCTTTACAACACGCTAAACCTGCTAGAACAGAATTTGCAACCGAAGATTTTTTACCAGATGATCCATTTACTACGACAGGTTCTTCAACCACATTAAGTATTTCATTTCCAAGCAATGGTTTTAATGCTGGAACAACTTATGTAAGATTTAGAGATATTAAAAGTCCAGTGGGTGGTGTTGCAATAACAACTTTAGAATTAGAAACTACTTTAAATGGTGATATATCAGATTCTGCTACTACTATTACTTTGACGGATGCAAGTGAATTTCCAAGTTCTGGATATATCGTCATAGAAAAAGTCGATGAAGATTCTACTTCTTCAACTTATGGGCAATATTTTAATGAAACTATTAAGTATACTGGAAAATCAAGTAATGATTTAACAGGCTGTACTCGAGGGACAGCAGCACCGTATAAAGGAGTAACTCCTACTAGCACTACAGCGGGAACTCATTCAAGCGGCGCAAAAGTTTTTGGTTCTTATTTAGCAACAGCAGTTGCAACAACAGTTAATACAGTAGGTCAACCCTCAACAGAAACTCAATATAATTCGTTAACGGTGCCCCTTGTTTCAAACGCAAGTAGCTCGGCTAACGGTGGCGGTTTTCAATGTACAATTGGACCCGTTAATGATAGAGAATAATTATGGCAGGAATTAGTTATACAACATTAGTAACAATGATCAGAAGCTATACAGAAGTAGATGATACTGTTTTCACTACAGCTATTTTAGAAAATTTAATTTTAAATGCTCAACATAGAATTAATACAGATGTACCAGTTGATTCAGATAGAGTGGAGTATGAAGGAACATTAGCTGCGGATGTTCAGACTGTTAGAGTTCCTACAGGAATGCTCTTTGTAAGAGGAATTGAAGTTTTTAATTCTACATCCTCTAGAACAGATCGGGCATATTGGCTTCAAAAAAGAGATAGAACCTTTATAAGCGAATATGTCGGAGAATTGACTGGACCTGAAGGTGGATCTACGGGTCAAGATACTACAGGATTACCTAAATATTATGCTATGTTTGGAGGAGCTACAGGAGATGGGTCAACTACATCAGGAAATATTATAATGGCTCCTACTCCGGATGCTAATTATTTAATAAATATACATGGAAATGTGATGCCAGATACTTTGGAATCAGGAAATGAAACTAATTATATTAGTGTAAATTACCCTCAATTATTATTATATGCCTGCCTGGCGGAGGCTTATGGATATTTAAAAGGTCCAATGGACATGTTGACACTATATGAAAATAAGTATAAAACTGAACTACAAAAATTTGCAAGTGTGCAAATTGGAAGACGTAGACGAGATGATTATACAGACGGTACTGTCCGTATACCAATTGAATCTGCGAATCAGTAATTAGGAGATAAATTATGGCAATAACATCGGCAATTTGTAATAGTTTTAAACAAGAAATTTTAGAAGCAGAACATAATTTTACAGCTTCAACTGGAAACACTTTTAACTTAGCTTTATACACTAGTTCAGCAACTTTAGGAGCATCAACAACTGCTTATTCTTCTAGTAATGAAATAACAAATTCATCTGGAACTGCTTACAGTGCAAAAGGAAAAGCTTTAACAAGTGTTACACCGACTTTAGATTCATCAACTGCAGTTTGTGATTTTGCAGATGTTTCTTGGACATCAGCTTCTTTCACAGCTAACGGATGTTTAATTTTTAATGATTCACATTCTACAGACGCATCAGTCTGTGCAGTAGCTTTTGGTGGAGACAAAACTGTATCTAGTGGAACATTTACAATTCAATTCCCTGCAGCAGCAGCAACTACAGCGATAGTTCGTATAGCATAGGGAGTAAGTCCTTATGGCTAATACTTGGAACAGAACCGGCACAACCTGGAGCCAAGGTCTTTGGGGTCAGCAAGATAATAATGCAGCCGAACTTACTGGTTTATCAGCAACAATATCTTTAGGAAGTGTAGTAGCTTATCCTGAACAAGGATGGGGGCGTGATGCCTATGGTGAAGAACCTTGGGGCGAGAGTTACGATCCAACTATTCAAATAACAGCACCTACAGGATTAACTTCTTCTATTGGTGCAGTTACAGCTTTTCCTGAACAAGGATGGGGCCGTGATACATGGGGCTTTGAAAACTGGGGCGAATCTGCAATTACAGTTGTTGTAGATGTTGACTCAAGTGGAGTAGCAACAACTGGTGTTGGTTCAATTTCTTTAGATGATATGCAGATAGGCCTAACGGGTCAAGATGCTACTTCATCTGTTGGAACTCCTGGATTATTATTTGGCTCAGGTGATTTAAGTCTATCTGGTGTTTCAGCAACCGTAAGCGTTGGATCTATTATTCCAGCCATTGGAGTTCCTTTAAGCGGAATTGGAGCTACTTCTTCAGTAGGCTCTATTGCACCAGCTGATGTAATGGGATTAACTGGAGTAGACGCAACTATCTCAGTCGGTTCTATAACAACTGCAAGTGTAGAATTAATTGATGTGACTGGAGTAGGTGCTACAGCTTCAGTAGGATCAGTAACTGTAGCTGATATGGCTGTAGGATTGTCAGGAGTTTCGGCAACAGCTAGTGTGGGATCTATTTCACCAACTGAAATGGTAATAGGATTAACGGGTATTTCTGCTACTATTAGTCTAGGACAGGTTGGTGGTCCAATAGCTTGGAATAAAGTAACTCCGACACAAGGCGGTAGTTGGAGTAAAAAAACAGCTACTCAGGGTGGTAGTTGGAGTAAAGTTACACCACCATAATGAATATATGATGTTGACATTATGTATAAAACAAATTAAAAATAACGAATTAAGCAGGAGATAAATTATGGCTTCAACATATACACCATTAGGTGTTGAAAAAATGGCTACTGGTGAAAACGCCGGTACATGGGGAACAAAAACTAATACAAATTTACAGATTATAGAACAAATAGCTGGTGGATATACAGCACAATCCATAGCATCAACTCCTACTACATTATCTGTTTCGGATGGATCAACAGGAGCAACTCTTGCTCACAGAGTTATAGAATTTACAGGAACAATTGGTGAAGCTACTACGGTAACAATTCCTATAGATGTTCAAGATTTTTATATAATTAAAAATAGCTCATCAGGTGCATACACAGTCACATTTAAATATGTTTCAGGTTCAGGAGATACTGTAGCTTGGTCAGCAACAGATAAAGGAACTAAAATTATTTATGCCACTGCTAATGATGGCACTAATCCTGATATGGTGGATGTATTCGCTACATCTTCAGAAATTACATTAGCCAATCAAAATACATTAAAATTAGGGGATGCTGATACTTCAGCTTATGCAGGATTAAAAGCTGCTGCTTCAACAACCTCTTATACAATGACTCTACCAGCTGCAGTAGCTAGTGGGTCTGATTATGCATTAACCACATCAGATAGCGCAGGAACTTTACAATGGACTGCTACGTCGGGCTTTGGTATTTCTTCCGGAAAAGCTCTTGTATACGCTATGCTTTTCTGATAAACAATTAAAGGAATTTAAATTATGGCAACACCAAATCTAGCATCAGTCGCAACGATAACACCTAAGAACACTATGGGCAACTTAGGAGATACAAACAGAACAACTATGGTGGATGTTACTGCAGAGTATGCTGCAAAAGTAAATACAATTTTAATCGCTAACACAGACGGAACTAACGCATGTGATGTTACACTTGAAATTAGTAATGATAATGGGAGCACTTATTATAAAGTTGCAAGTACAATTTCTGTT